GGCCGAAGTCATGGGTATTCAGGGTGCCGCTCCTAAGTCGGTTGACACTCTATGCCGCATGAAAATTTGGAACCAAGCGATCATGGGTACAGTAGATCAAGACGGTAAGAAACGAAACATGGAAGTTGTTCCAGGTGGAACTTACCGATTTGATGATGGGAATAAGTTTGCCTACGCAGAGACAGTAACTCTTCGTCCGTACATGCAACGCTTTCGCTTTAATCGGTGGCTTCCATATTCTCAAGCAGAGTCTCGTGCAAACGGCAAAAAGGGTCGGTATCTAAAGTCAGTCTTTACAGGTGACTACAAGGCGTTTACCTCTTCTGATTTAATGGACGAAGATGGTGGCTTTAATTGTGGTCGGCCCTCTGGCTACATCAAGGATTGGCAAGCTCTACCCGAGGAAACACGAAAGCTCATTACCTCTGTAAAGAGAGTGCGAGCAATTTTTGGTACGGTCACTCTAAATGATCCTGTAGATGACAACGGTAAATCTATTGACACTGGAGGTGATCCTATTCCGGTGGTGTGGGAAATAGAAAACAACAATGCGTTTAAGATTATGGGAGAAACCTTGCAGAAGTACAGCACAGCAGGGCGACTGTTTCCACAACACAACATCACATTGTCAACGGCAGGTTCTCCTATGGCAAATGGCAATATGCTGTATATGCCAGTCCCAGTCGTAGATTTAACTACTGAACTGGACATTACGCAGCCTCAAGACAGTGAGACACTAGCCAATTTTCAGACATGGATTACGAACTACAACAATTTCATTATGAAAGCCTACAACAAAAAGTCTCCAGGCGAAGAGCTTGATCCGTTTACTGCCGAAGTCGTTGACTCTTTTATTACGGTAGACGAGTAACTTAGCATGGAGCATCGTGCAGAACTCCTCGTTCATGCCTACCTTTCAGACGTGCGAAAGGGCAAAGCAGGCATGTCAGACGATACGATCAAAGGTATTGTCAAACATGTAGAGGCGGCAGTACGACGACAGTTCCAGACCAAGAACACGAGAGACTTTAAATTACGAGCAAGCAATATTGGCCGATCCCTCTGTCAACTGTGGTTTCAGAAGAACAAGCCTGAAGCTGCAACTCCTCCAGCATCGCATTTTCTCATGCGAATGATGATTGGGGATATTACAGAGGCCGTCTTTAAGGGTTTATTGAAAGAGGCAGGAGCCAAATTTGAAGAGCCTGAGAAAGTCGAGACAGAGATCGGTGGTGAAGTTATTTCAGGGGAGTATGATTTAATACTCGACAATAAAGTTGATGATATTAAATCTGCTTCTCCCTGGAGTTACCGAAACAAATGGCTTGATGGAAAGCACATTGAAAAGCATGATAGTTTTGGTTATGTTGGACAATTGCAAACCTACGCTCAGGCAAAGGGTGTCGAGCCCGGAGGCTGGTGGGTAATCAACCATTCCAGTGGCGAGTTTAAGTATATAGCATACGCAAGTGACCCAAAGGAGGTAACGACTAAACTAGCGAATACTGTAACCAAGCTAAAAGACAATGCCTTTGCTCGATGCTTTAAGCCTATCAAAGAAATGTTTCGTGGCGTACACACAGGCAACTACATACTGGATACAGAATGCAAATTCTGTGATTTTAAGTATGCCTGCTGGGGTGAGAAGTTGAGTGAAGAGCCTTCACGGGTAAGTCGGGCTAAGGATAAGCCTGTTGTATTTTACATCGACAAGTAGCACATAGTTCACTGAGACAGGGGGTGGTTATTCGCCCCCTATCTTTTTAGGAGGGTGGGTAAGTACATGGTAAAGAAAAGATTTGACCAGACGTTATACGATCTATCAGATACCAAGGCGAAGGAAGTTATTAGTGCTTTGTTAATTGAAGACGGTCACACAATCACTTCCACACAAGAAAAGTACAGATGTGATATTATCACGGAAAAAGATGGTGAAATACACAACGCTGAAGTGGAAATAAAATTCTCATGGAAGTACGATTGGCCTCGTGACTGGCTGGAAATTAGAATACCGTATCGAAAGAAGAAGTTATTGGGCAATAGCAACCTTACCTTCTATGTTCTAAGGGCAGATTGTAAACAAGTATGGAAAATTCCAGCGACAACTTTATCTACCATTGCCACGGTCAAGGAAGTATCCAACCGCTATGTACCGAAAGGTGAGGAGTTTTTTCACATTCCTGTTGAACATGCTACCTTACTCGATATTTAAATATGCGATATGACTCAAAAGCATATCGTAGGGCTAGAAAAAAGGGGTATCGCTCAAACCTGGAAACTGTTATAGCTAAACAAATTACAAAAGCTAAACACGCCCTACGGTACGAGACGATCAAGATTAAGTGGATTGATTTTGCCATTCGCTCTTACACACCAGACTTTGTACTAGACAATGGTTTAATCATAGAGGTTAAGGGTTTCTTTTCTACAGCAGACCGGCGTAAACATTTAGAGATTAAGCACCAACATCCTGACTTGGATATTAGATTGGTCTTTGAAAATAGCAGTAGAAAACTGAGAAAAGGGTCGGCCACTTCGTATGCGACATGGTGTAAGAAACACGGTATAGTATATTGTGATAGAGTTATTCCACAAAAATGGCTTAGGGAAACATTAATTTCTATGCCGCCTACATTGATCGAAGCAAACTTAGAAAGTGAGGACCGAGTATGAGCATTCAAAAGCATTTAAAAGCAAATGATTTTCTTCTGATTATAAGACCTGTTCTTGAAGATACAAAACCAGAAAGCACGAACGGCATAGACGAAGAGCCGCACCCTCTGCAATACTGGGCAGGTGAAGTACAAGTAGGCATTGTTGCGGATGAAGATAGCTCTTCTCTATCGGAGGAGGAATTTACGGCCATGATTACCTTGTGTAACTGTGCAGCCGCATCTATTCCAGCAATGGAGGAAAATAGTTTTTTGCGTGAGATTATTCAAGTTTATGCTCAAAGGCACCTCATTACTCCTGTTCCAGAATCCTTTACAGGGTACTCAGACAATATTTTAACCTTAGCCAGTGACACGAAAGGAAATGCGTAATGCCCCATTATACAGAAGGCAAAGAGACAAAGGCTCCCAACAACAAGTGGACAGACCTTGAGAAAAAGGTACGAGATACAAAAACTCGTGCAGCAGATATAGGTACCATCGCTGCTCAAGTTGCCCAACAAAAGCAACAGGAGAAAGACCCAGAACAATACTTCTTACCTACCCTGGAAGAGAGGATAGATATGGTCAATCATCCCAAGCACTATAACAAACATGGAGTAGAATGTATTGACGCTATTCGAGCAGCATTGACAGATGACGAATTTCGTGGATACTGTAAGGGAAACGTCTTAAAGTATACATGGAGAGAACGATATAAGAACGGCTTAGAGGATCTTAGAAAAGCCCAGTGGTATTTAGAAAGAGTAGTAAATGATATTAGGCAAGACAAAAGCTAGAATTTCCATAACTTTGGAGCTAGACCCCGAAGAGTTTATGATGCCTATAGACGGTGATCCCACAGAGGAACTGACTGATATGTTTGAAGAATTAGTTCAGCACCTCATGGGAACGACGCTTGTGAATTTAAAAATAAAATGTACCGGAGGACAACTAAATGAGTGAACAAATGAGTGACTATCAGAATATTATAGCTGTATCTCGATACGCTAGATGGCTGGATGAAGAAGGACGGCGTGAAACTTGGGATGAAACGGCTGATCGCCTGTTGAGCTTCTATCAGAAGTTTATTACAGAGAAGCATGGTGTGTCCATTAGCCCGGAAGTCTATCCTGAGTTGTATACGGCTATTCGCACATTAAATGTTATGCCTAGTATGCGAGCAATGATGACGGCTGGCCCCGCACTGGAACGCAATCACATAGCTGCTTACAATTGTGCCTATCTTCCGATTGACAATCCCAGAGCTTTCGATGAATGCCTTTATATTCTGATGCACGGTACAGGTGTAGGCTTTAGCGTGGAACGCCAGTACACAAATGAACTCCCTAAGATACCTGATATTTTTGAAGAGAGTGAAACCACAATCATTGTTCAAGATAGTAAAGAAGGCTGGTACAAGAGCTACAAGGAACTGATTAACCTATTGTACGCTGGAATGGTCCCTCAATGGGATATGTCACGGGTACGTCCAGCAGGAGCCAAGTTAAAAACATTTGGTGGCAGGGCTTCTGGACCTGACCCACTGCATGAGCTATTTGTATTTACTGTCAATGCATTTAGAAAGGCTGCCGGTCGTAAGCTATGCTCGATAGAGTGCCACGATATTATCTGCAAAGTAGCTGATGTAGTGGTGGTAGGTGGTGTGCGTAGAAGCGCACTCATTAGTTTGTCTAATCTATCGGATGATCGTATGCGTCATGCAAAGTCTGGTTCCTGGTGGGAGACAGAGCCGCAACGAGCGCTCGCTAACAATAGTGTCTGCTTCACTGAGAAGCCTGACATTGGAACATTTATGCGGGAGTTTCTAGCTCTGTACGATAGTAAGTCTGGAGAACGGGGTATCTTTAACCGTAAGTCTGCACAAGCTCAAGCGGCTCGCTATGATCGCAGAGATCCACACATTGATTATGGAACTAACCCGTGTAGTGAAATCATTCTACGCCCAAAGCAGTTTTGTAATCTCAGTGAGGTAGTAGTTCGTGCGTCTGACACCATTGATACTCTGAAAAAGAAGATTGAGTTTGCCACTATCTTAGGTACGATTCAGTCTTGCTTTACTGACTTCAAGGGATTGAGTCGGCATTGGCGTCGAAACACAGAAGAAGAACGTCTACTGGGGGTTAGCCTAACCGGCATTATGGACAACGAGCTAATGTCCAATAAGACGGACGATGATCTTGCAGCTATATTAACTGAGCTACGACTACATGCCGTTGCGGTCAATGAGGAATGGGCAAAGAAACTGGACATTGAACCGTCCGCTGCTATCACTTGTGTTAAGCCTTCAGGTACCGTCAGCCAACTTGTAGATGCTTCTAGTGGCATACACCCTCGCCACAATCAATATTACATTCGGACCATTCGTGCCGATAAGAAAGACCCACTGACCCAGTTTTTAATTGACCAAGGATTTCCCCATGAGGATGCAGTAGAAAAGCCTGGTAGCACCGTAGTCTTTTCTTTTCCTATCGCTGCTCCCGAAGGGGCAATAACTCGCAAAGACATTACTGCACTAGAGCATCTAAATCTGTGGAAAATATATGCAGACAATTGGTGTGAGCATAAGCCCTCTATCACCATCAGTGTCAAAGAAAATGAATGGTTGCAGATTGCAAACTTTGTGTACGAAAACTTTGATTCAATGTCTGGCATTAGTTTTCTACCAATGACTGAGCACATCTATAAGCAAGCTCCTTACCAGGATGTATCAAAAGCAAAATGGCATGAGGCTTTACTTTCAATGCCAAAGGAAGTACACTGGGAATTGTTTGCCACTTACGAACAGGAGGATAGAACAACTGGCTCACAAGAATTTGCTTGCACAGCGAATAGTTGTGAGATTGTAGATTTTCCTACACCAATAGCAGCCACTCAGTAATGAGGAGTAAGCAAATGAAAATCAAAGAACGGCACCCTCCATTGCGTATTCAAATGGAAAAGGGGTATCGGGCATTTCACACTGGAAGGATCATTAATCCGTACAAGATTGGTTCCTCCTTCTATAAGGAGTGGGATAGAGGATTTAACAAGGCATACTTTGAGAACTTGGATAAGATAAATGATAAGTAAACTCGAACAAGAGGCATTAGATTTTGTCACAAAAAAAGAAGGCCAGAAGCCTTCCGTTGCAAAAAAGATTAGGTTACATAATCGAACGCTTAAAGTTGGGTATCGAGATATTTCTATCCGTGTTATTAAGCCTGATTTTATAAATGAGAATATTGGGTCTAGTGACTACGGCCAGTTTTTACCGAAGCAAAATAGAATTGAGATACAAGCCCAGCAACAGCCTCTCGATGAAGTCAATACTGTTTTACATGAACTACTTCACGTTATCGTGAACGACATTGGAGAAACGCAGAAAGGGGGTGTGCTAGCAGAGGAAGAGACAGAAGAAAAGTTTATTTACAATGCTGCAAACTATCTTTCACAAGTCTTTCGAGACAACAAATGGCTACTAGATTATTTACAAGCACAATTTAAAAGGTAGGAGTGACTTCAATGAAAATTAAAGATATTGCAATAGTGGGTCTAGTAATAATAGGAGTAGCTGCCATATCGGCGCTTGTCCATTCCCTATGGGAAGAAAATGACTGTGTGCATAACATAGTTTCACACACGGAAGTCATGGACCCGTCTCACCTAACCATGTTTACCGATCTAGAGTTACGATCAGATGGCCTGTATTACAAAATATTTTCTAACCCTATTACCACTCCCTACACTGGTACTGTAAATCTAAGGGTTATAGATGGAGTTCTTATAGAGGTTCATCAAAGTAATTAAGTTCTAAACCGCTTGGTTTTTGCCGCAATGCTCTTTGGTTGTTTGACAAACTGCTTTCCAGCTTGTTTACCTTTTCGTTTAGCCTTAGTAGTTGCGGCATACTCTTGAGAAGACAAGGCTTTAATGGCTTTCGTTGGCAGGTAACGCTCTCCGGTTTGTTTGGAAGGCTTGCCTGACTTCGTTCGCCATTTTTGCTGTGTCCATTTCTTTAGAGACTGTTGTGATTTTTTAAGGGCCATTTAAATAATCCGCTATCGCTGCTTTGATTGCGTCCTCTGCTAAAACAGAGCAATGAATTTTTACTGGTGGTAAAGCAAGGTGCTGTGCTATTTGAGTATTTTTTATTGTACCAGCCTCCTCCAGAGATTTGCCCTTTACCCACTCTGTCACAAGGCTAGATGAAGCGATTGCGGAGCCACACCCAAAGGTCTTGAACTTGGCATCCTCAATTACTCCATCGTTACTCACTCGAATTTGTAGCTTCATCACGTCACCACAGGCAGGTGCTCCAACTAGGCCGGTTCCGACATTTGCTGAATCCTTATCCATCGATCCGATGTTTCTTGGATTCTCGTAATGATCGAGCAATTTATCACCGTATGCCATCTAGTTTCTGTATCCTCCTCCAGCCTTTTTATACTGAGTCGCAAGCAACTGGGCTTTTCGTGCCGACCATTGCCCTGGATTACCTCCCTTGGACCCGGCTTTAATTTTTGAAAAAAGATTTTTTCTCATAGTAGGTTTAGTATAGTTTCCCGCTTGGTTTACTCTACTCTTAGCTTTTGCCATTATTTGCACCTCCATCTTTTACGAGCTTGGCGAAGTCTGCTGTTAGGGTTCTTAGCTGCTTTAGGAAACTTCTTCATTTGTCCAGCAGACCGAGCACAATAACTCTTCCGTCTA